GCCACAAGAGGTTCGATCGTTCGAACATAGTAGTTGATCATCGACTTCTCGTCGGCGGTACCATTCATGACCTCGAGGGTCAGACCGAGCTGTCCATACAGCATTTCGGTTAAGAACTCGATCTGCTTGAGTAGATTGTTCTCGGCCGGTCGGTTCAGCTGAACGATCTTCTCCGTGGCGTCAGAGTAAGCGATGCCGTACTTGCTACCCTTCAGCTGGAACTCGATGTCCTCCCGGCGCTGTTGTGCACGAGTACGCTGGGCATCGGATCGAATAGCGTACGGAACCTGGATGATTATGTCCAGTTTCCCCGAACCGGAGGCATCATCAACTGCATCTAGAAGATTCAACTTCCGGATAAGTCTCTGAAGAGTCGAGTTGGGTGCGTTCATCACCGCGTAAAGCGGATTCTCGACGATCGCCACATACTTCTTCGAAAGAGTAATATCCTCTCGAAGCCCCTTCGCCTCGTTGTATACTCGAACCCGTACTCTATCTGGGAACCAGGCAACAACTTCACCGACTCGGAGAGTCTGAATGTCATAACCTCCCGAGGTTTCCGGACTAACTGAAGTATCGATAGGAACCAATGCAGCAACGCCCTTGTCGAACAGGGTCATCGCGATGTCCTGTCGGAAAGCTCGGGCAGCCTGATCCAGATTCGCCTCTAGCGTGAGACAATTATTAAGTCCGCTATTCACGTCGCCGAGATATCGACGATCACCGTCAACTCGACAGTGTCGAAGATCGATCGCCGCGACGTCGATACTCAAACGCGTGTAGACTGAGGCAATGATCGATCGCTCATTCGACCATCGTAACTGAACCCGGTCCGGTCGAGGCCCATAAGACATGCCTCCACCAAAGGCTTGAGGCTTTTCTACAGACTCATCTGCATTCCGGAATGCATTCCACGCATGCTTCAATTGGTTAAATATAGCCATGTGTCACCTCCTTCCCAGGAAGAAAAGCCGGATGAGGGAGGTGTTACGGAGCGACGAGAGTAGCGGTGACGAGCTTAGCGAGAAAGGCGTTGAGCTCGACTTTCAGAGCGGCGAGATCGGCGCCGGCAAAGTCAGCCTGAGCCGCCGCCTGCTTAACTGCCGTGTTCTTCTCGAGCTTGCCGAGGGCCACGTTCAGAGTATCGGTTGCGCCCAGAGCTGCAGCAGCGCCGGCGATGGCATAACCCGTGATGGGAAGAATCGCCGAAGTCTTGACAGCCGTGTTCTTCTCGAGCTTGCCAAGAGCCACGTTCAGTGTGTCAGTCGCGGCAAGAGTTGCCGCAGTACCGGCAATAGCGTATCCGGTGATAACCACAACAGCGGTGGTTTGTTCGATCATCGAAAGAACGGTCCCGTCCGCGTTATACAGAGCGACCTTCTTGGTGAACTGATTCGGCTTTGGTGCAGCCTGCGAAACGACCATCAACTGCGTAACGTTGGATTCGGTCATGGGAATATCTCCTTATCGATGTTGATCTAGCGGTTGTTTTGAGTCCGGGGCGTCGTTGTCACTACTAGATCGACAATATGGATGTTCCCATATGCTCGAATCAGGTCTTTGGTGGTGGTTTTCCCCGCGAGAATACGACGAGCGGAAGCTTCCTGGTTCTTGGCCGTATTCAGGTTTCCTGAGCGAGTGCGAATACGACCCGCAGCGGCATTGTATGCGAGGTTCTTCCCCACGCTCGACGCGGCAGAACGACGTCGACGAGCCGCATCAAACAACGCCTGCGAAGCGGCACCACGAATGCGACCCACGCCAGATTTCTTCGCGCCCCTACGTACGCCCCACTGCATACCCTTGATCCCATAGTGGGCCAAAGTGTCCAGTGGCGAAAGCGTCTTATCGGTCAGCATTGGCCTCTCCTATTCCCAAAGGTTCTTGGTTGCATTGAAACTGAGGTTGATGAAGCCTCCACCAGGGAGACCGTGTGATTCAGACAGAGCGGTCTCGGCAGCACGAAAGCCTGCTTGCGCAACTCGATGGCCGATAATTCCGCCCACGACTGCTGATCCAATAACATGCAGCGCTTGTGCTGCTATGACCGAACCGGCCGTAATACGAACCGATCGCTTGATGATCTGGTTGCGACGTTCGATCTGAGAAGCACGTTCGTGAGTCTTCCCACGATTCAAACGCTTGTTGATGCGTTTCACACCACGCTTGCCGAACTTCTCACGATCCGCGTGCTGTTGGGTGGGGTGGTAGGTAGGATGTGCCTTGCGCACACCCCATTGCATGCCCTTGACGCCGTAATGAAGAAGTTGACTCGGGCCTGGTTCCTCAACAAAGAAATTACTTGACATTGTAAACCCAATCCTCAAGGTTGCCGTAGCCGGGAGCAACTCCCAGATCCACATCTTTCTTAAACCCTAAAGACGAGTAAATATGCTTCGCAGCTTCGGCGTTGGATGGAACCTGCAACCGAACTTCTTTCAAAGTTTTGTCTTTCTTAGCACCCGCCAAGAGTCCCTGGATAGCAGCTCTGCTGTAGCCCTTGCCTTGATGGGCTTTTCCAATCTCAAGCCATTCTCCACGGATAACACTTGGTCCTTCTCGCCACATTTGAAACGAGCCGACCTTAACGCCTTTGTTATCGTGTATAGACACCGTGGATACGTTATTCTTGGGGTCTCGACCGGTAAGTTTCGCTACAGCTAGAGCCAAAGGCCCGGGCTTTTCTTTGCGAATGGTGACCTTTTCGCCGGTTTTCGTCCTTACCGTGGTGGTGATGGGTCCTGGTGAAGAAGTATGAACTGTGTTCTGATAAGTTCGATACCTCTTACGTACACCCCATTGCATGCCCTTGACGCCGTAATGAAGAAGATCGCCTTCTCGAACGACGTCCAAACGGATAATCACTCGAACGCCTCCTTATGCAGCTTGTATGCCACCCAAGCGTCCATCAGTGCGGCGACGTTGTCGATCTTCTCGTCGTAGCGCTTCTTCAGGAGCTTCCGGTTACCATTCGTGTCCTCCATGGTGATACAGTTGCCCATGGCAAACGACATGAGCGCCTGGTCGAATACGAGTTCCCGCTCCTGAGCGAGATTCTTCAGCTCTCCGAGAGGCACAGACTCAGTCTTAGCACCCTGTAGAACCTTCTCGATACCGAAAGGCCCATTCTCTTGCGACCAACGTGTCACGAACTCTTTAGCATTGTAAGGGTCGTACCCTAAGCATCGAACGTCAAAGCGTTGATCCTGAATGAATTGGTCCAAATCATCATAAACTACCATCATGTCAAGGACGGTACCCTCGAGCACATGAAGGGTTCCTTCATTGATGAATTCTTCGTATTTGGACCGCATGGCACTTGGAAGAGCCATCAGAGTCTTTGACGTGATGTAGCTTCGGGTTTTTACTCCGAAGCCATGACGCAGAGGGAAGAGGAAAGTGAATGCGCAGAAGTCATCACCTTGAGACAGGTCTGCGCCCATAGCGCAGGGCATCTCCCAGAATTGTCGAACTCTGTGAGGAATCGTCTGCTCATAGGTGAAGAAGTAGGTGTATCCCTCCATGGGGATACCAAAGCGCTTAGCGAGGATATCGTTTCTCGACGCGGGTGCATTCTCTGCCCGCTCAACGTCGAGTTGATAGGTCTCATAAGAAACTGTTCTTCCCAGATTGGGATTCGCCTTCGGCCACATGGATGGGTCGGCAACTTCCTCGACCTCATCGAGCTTGTAGTGCCAGATGGAGATGTGAGGGGCGACGTACTCCCCTTTTAGTATAGTAGCTAGTTCCATTTTGATTGTATCACCAGAACCGTTCCGAACCGTTCCCTCGGAACTGATAGCAACAATCAACCAGTCATCCAGCTTCGATGCACCTTGCTCAACAGCGCCAACAACATCCTCTCTGAGGTCACCGGACAACCATTCGTCGATGGTGGAGACCTTTGGTCGCAGGCCCTGCAGCTTGTTGATGGCCATAGGACGTACTTCGAGGATGGAACCGGTCAGGAAGTTCTCGATGCCCTTCTTGGTCGAGGCAAGCTTGACTCGATTGGCTCTTGATCCGGTAGTGTTCTGCAGGGAGCCTTCGGTCAAGAACTCGAATAGGGGGCCTCGGCTACGAGTGATGGCCGTACGGAACGGCGACATGACCTCGTCGGCTTGCTTCATGGTTGGCGCCGTGGTGATCTGGTGAGTCGTCGTCGTGTCGACGTTGAGGAAGTAGCTATGGATGCACTCGGCATACATCGACTTGGCGGCACCTCGAGCGACGATCAGGTACTGCTTAGTGACTAGGCGAACCTTAATTGTTTTGGTCACATACTTGCCGCCGTGATTGCCCTTGGATGGCTTGTACACTTGACGCTTGATGAAGTAATACCATCCGAATATCTGTTCAGCCCATAGTTTGAACGAGGGAAGAAGATGAAGGTCGCTTCCGTCAGTTAGTGTGAGTTCGTTCTCGCAGTACCGAACAAAACCTTCAACCGCTCGATCGTCATAGTAGTACTTCGGATTGGCAATGAGACCATCGATCCGGTTCATCTCCATGGTGATCTCTCGGTTAACCGGAATCTCTCCACGAAGAACTGCGTCACGAAACTCGCCATAGTAAACCGGTGTTGCTGTATTCGATAATGTCATTACCAATCCTCCTTCCGACTACTTGAATACAGAAATACCATTCTTAACCAAGCCCGGACCATTCTTGACCGCAGTCGTCACGCCAGTTCGAATAAGCTTTCCGGCAGGAGAGCTGACTAGGGCTACCGCAGCGGTCACAGTTCCCGCAATGGCCAGAACATTCTTCACTGCCTCGTGACCTTTACGGATCTTACTTGTCGACTTGGTCACGTTGCTGTATTGCGCTTCTAGATTTGTCCGACCAATTACACTCTGCAGTTCTTGGTTGGACAAGGATTTAGTTCCATGCGCCTTGATCTTAGCTCGAGCTGCTACGGCGTTAGCGTGATCATCGGATACAGGGTGGTTACCCGATGAGGCCTTACCGGCGGTTTTGCTCAAGGACTTACGTACACCCCACTGCATACCCTTGATACCATAGTGCTCAAGGAATTCGGCACCAACATCAATCGACTGCTGAATCGAGTCTTGTAGTTCGAAGCCCGTGATGAAACCTCGATCATCCTTGATGAGGGTCACGGGGAAGGCGAGCTCCGTGGTGACGTCGGCGGCATGCTTGACGTCGCGAACGATAACGTCCCACGACTGATCATGGTTCTCGATGATGCCATACTTCTTAGTACCTGAGGCATTAGTACCGAAGGAGTTGGCCGAGTGCTCCAACGCGTTAACCAATGCGTCCTTACCCTCCTTGTAATACGCCCGACGAAGCGGCGTGTCACGAGTCAGGTCAGCATTCTTGTACTTCGGCTTGTTGTTGATGGCGTTGACGTTGGCGTTAGCCTGCTTGACCGCGCCGTTCCAGATCTTGATAGTCAAGTCGGGACCATGAGCTCGACGCTCAAATTTCCGATCCAGCTTAGCGATCTTCTTGGTCTTCGCTCGCTGACCTTCGTGACCCTTGTCCTTACGGACGCCCCACTTCATGCCCTTGACGCCCTGGTGCGCCAGATCCTCGTCTTCATCCAACTCGCTGTGATAAGAGTCTTCGATTCGACCGTAATTATCATCCAAACGGAAAGTTGGTCCTTCGAAATCCCCAGTCCACAGAGCGACTAGATCGAAGTTGACCCAAGAGAAACCTGGGTACTCACGGTCATCCGGTTTAGCTGGCGTCTCGGGATAGCCCATAGTCAGATGTGGAGTCCATCCCGGATACTGTTCGGCCGAATCGTAGAGTCTCCGAATATCAGGCTGCATCAGAAGATAGTTGCGGAACTCCTGTAACTTCTTGGTGTATTTCGTATTGAAGAAGAGAACGTCGGCCTTGTCCTCGCCAAGCTCTCCTCGCCGATCGACCTCTAGACCGAATTTACACAGATTCGTCCCAACCACATGGTCGAGATACTCCTCAATGCGAACAAGAGTCTCATCAGGAACACCCTCTACGTCGCCGAGATAATAGAGCGTGAGATGCGGAACCTCCTCGCTCGAGTACTTCCAGACCGGGTCATTCTCAGAAGGAACGGCCACGATTACAAGTCCAGGCATGTGCTCATCCTTTCAGAGCATGAAGGGCAGAGCTTGTCCGCCGCGGAATGGAGAAGAAAGAGTGAAGTCGAAATCTACTGGGTCCGGCGAGGTGGCGATAAATGATCGACTTGTTTCGTCGGCACCGCCGCCTGTGAAATCTACAATAGGACTACCCGAAGTTGCTTCAGGGAATAGCCAACCAGCAGCAGGATTTGCCGCAGCGAGAGCAGATGCCGCATTCGTGCATGCAGCTTCAATCGCACTCGAACTTAGATGCGAAGTCCAAAGTGATCCTGCGGCTCGATCGCCAGAATCGTAACCTAGCGCATAGTTAGCATTCATACCGAGCGAAAATGCGTCAGACGTTCCCGTGTCCGAATGATTTCCAGCACCGGATGATTCGCCATGAGACCATGTTAAAGTAGCCAAATCCGCGTAGTGCATCACATAGTGAGCGCTTCCGGGATCTTTACCATAACCATACCAGCGCCAGACACTATCATCGAAGTTACCTTCACCGAAACCGGAGGAGAAATCGCCCTCGCCAAACAACTTTGCGATAGCAAATAGCAAACCACCACGACTTGTTCCGCCAACACCTCCCGACCATCCAGAAAGGAAGCCAGTATTTGATGACGCTGATTTAGCCAGGAACATAACCGTAAATCCGCCAGCGTATAAACCTCCGGCGTTTCCTACTGATGTGGCAATATGAGCACCAGTAGGACTACCGCTAAAGCTCTGACCCTTAATGGACATCAGAACCCCTTGATGAACATAACTACAAGCCACTTTGCCATGACACTGCTATAGATCGCTCCGATAAGATCCTTCTTACCTGCAGTGATGCTAAGCACGACCTCGGTTAGATCTGAACCGAAAGCGAAATCCGATCCGAGAGTTAAGATCTTCGATCCACCAGAACCTTGTTCGATCTCCCAAATGACTCTCTGCCCATCAACCGGATTCGTTGGATTGGCGAGCGTTCGATCAGCAGTGATCGTAACTCGGAAGTATGTACCAAGAGCAGCATTCGTTGCGACTGGAGCAGCATCAGTCAAAGTTACGGGAGTGTTGACGAACTTTCCAGTGATCGTAACGCCACCGGTGAACGAGGGAGCCGCAATCGTCGCCTTCAGGTCCAACGCAGTCTGCTGGGCCGTAGATACTGGCTTGGCGGTGTCGGCCGTATTGTCGACGTTGGAGAGACCAACTTGCGTCTTCGTCACCGCGTGAGGATTGGCTGTGTCCCCTGTATGAGAGGTCAGAGCCGATACCGAAGCTTTCAGATCCAGAGCAGTCTGAGTCGCCGTGGATATGGGCTTAGCCGTATCAGCCGTGTTGTCGACTGAACCGAGCCCAACCTGAGTCTTGGTGTAGTCACCTGTCTGCGCTACGACAGTTCCCGAGCGACCAAATACGCTTACTACTCCAGAAGCTTCAGCAGCAGTCGCGATCATGGCTGCGATAAAGGTCTGGTCAACGAAATAGTCTAGATCAGACCATGACGCGATTCCGTTGCCGATCTTGAACTTGTAGGTGTCCGTCTCGATACCTGGTTCGCCATCGTGAAGAACCGGATTATTGGAAGTCCAGTCCGCAGCAATATCCCGGCGGAGCTTGAAAGTGAACTGCATTGCTCCTCCTAGGAATCTCCGCCGTCAAGAATAACATCGGCGAGTACGAATGGTTCAGGACTAACCCAGTCGGTCAGCTCTCGGTTGATCTGAAGTCTGTACTCGACTTCTTCGATCTGTTTCTCCATCGCCTGGATATGGAACGAAGTCGTCGGAGGATCAAAAAGCATCCGAACCTTGAGCCAGACGTAGGTCTTAACTGCGTTCCACCGTGGCGTGCTACCAAGGAAGGTGGTCCACAGGGCAGTGTCATCCTCGATCTCAAACCCATTCTCTGGACCGATGCCCAGTTGGTTGAGCGTCGTGAAGACGGTGTTGATGTGAATCAGAATATCGAAGTCGAAGTGCGTGAAGCTTACATCGAGTCCGAGAATCTTCTTGACGCTCTTGAGGATGCTGTCTTCCATGTGGACCACCTCCTTCGGTGGTTAGTAGGTCATGAGGTGGTACCAGTCGTCCACCCAGACCTCACCGTAGCGAGTTGTGGTGGACGCCCAGTCACGCTGCTGCCATCGAGTGACAGCGTCCTTGGTGGCCTGTTCGAAGAGACCATCGGCCCAGCCGGAAGCCGGGTTACTGACTCCGGGTACGAAGCCCATCTCGATCATGCGCTGTTGGATACGCTGGACGGCCGGCTTCTCCCAGGTGAAGTAGCCACCGTGCGACTCGTCCGGTCCGGTGATCAGACCGAAGTAGTGGTTCCTCGGCATCTGGGTAGGCCACGGAGTACGAAGGCGACCGACCTCGGCTGGGGGTGTCGGAGCGGGAGCCGAGCTACCCTGAGGTGTCCACAAATATGCCCGCTGATCGACCTTGGATCGGTACCACGAGATGTGGGACCAGTGGTCGTGGCCTGAACCCGTGTAGCGCTGCAGAGTCGAGACGCCGTTCCAGCGAGCCCAGTAGTAGACCGGCTGATCGGCCCATGGCTGTCCGATGAATTCACAAATCATCGGAAGTTCTCCTCGCATGAGCCGGGCGAGAACCGCCCGGTGCATAGTGCGGAGAGACTCGTTATTCTTGTGATCGAAGTCACCAGCGCAGGCGTAGTCCCAGTTCACATACGGACCGCCAGATCCATTGGGATCGTTGGCCCGAGAATAATCGGATGCGGGAAGCTCGTCGGCCGCGATATGGAAACCGAATGAGTGATTGGCATCTCCGACGATGCCCGAATTGCCACCACCCAGAGCGGTCCAGTCGCTCATCTCAGCGACAATAACGGGAGCTGCGATACCCATCAGACACCATCCTCGGAGGTCTCGTCGGATACGTCTTCCGCCGGGTGCTCATCCTGCAATCGATTGACAACGACATCGACTTCGTCAGCCGTCAGGTCTTCGATCCACGCTTCTGGCGGAGAGTTACTCGGGTCTGGTCCTAGATCTTCCTGAATATCCTCGTCGGTCTTCGGACGACTCTCGTTTGCGAGTTCCTCGAAGATCTTTGGATCCTGGTTCTCGTCCATCCTGTTCCCTTCGTTTACCACAGCTTCGTGTCGCCTGGTCTGCGTGAAACATAGAGCTTAGGCAGTAGGCTTTCGTCGCCGTAGTGTATGGCATTGTGTGTAATGAATTGAGTTGCGATGAGAAACTCGGGTTCCAGAATGTCTTCATCACCATCTCTGAGATCCGCGATTGTAATCGGATTCATGTGATGAATGTACAGACGATCTGTAATCTCCCGACCCTCGAAACCCAGGTCGCAACCGTTGTCTCGAACGATTACGTGATGTCGCATGTTGCGCCATTGACTGGATCTGTAAAACGATTGGTTCATGTACCGCTCAGAGCCGAAGGTTGGTTGCCCGACAATACCGTTGAGCGCGAGGTAGCGATAGCGTTCTTCGAAGGTCTCTAGACGCATCAGCTCCGAGTGAGTTCTAATCATCCGGGTACTCATCAGACTCTTCTTCGGGATCTCCACCGGAGTAGAATTTCATTGCTTGAATAGCCTTGGTGTACAACTCCTCAATGTTCTTCTGAGAAGCCATGGCATCAACCTTGGCTCTAAGCAATTCGTTCTCTGCTCTTAGTCGGTCCTGTTCCAACACTTCTCGAGTCGATCCAAGCTTGAGATAGTGGCTGATTACCTGTGCTGAGGCAGTGCCTTCACGCATCTGCCTCTCAGCCAACTCAACAGCGAGGTTGACGAGCTGGTTCTCTCTACCCTCAGGAGTTGTAGCTGGTCTACTCCGCCTTCGAGGCTCTTCAGGCTCAGTCGTACGCCCTCGGACCATGCTTCCACCTCCTTTGGGGCTAGTTCCTAGGGGTTCAAAAAGCGAGAAACTTTCGTCAAAAAGTCCCCCCGGGGCAATTTTTAGG